ATGGCATCAGCCACATTGATATGGAACAGCTCTTCGATGGTCACGTTGGCAATGTACAGGAGCATCACGATGCCCATCATCACCATCACCACAGCTAACCAACCCACCAAGAACTGAAACGCCGCTTTAATCACATCCATTTTCTTTCCTCCATTTCGCCAAGAGTTCTCGATATATCTCTAGCGCCTTGTCGATCACATCTCTGTCTTCATCAGTCGCATTCAGCATCAGTTCAATCAGCTCCTTATGAAGCCACTTGTAATTGATATAATCTTTAAGCCTCGGATTCATGTTCACTCCAATCTTTCAACAGTTCTTCGAGAGCCTCATGCTTTTTGCTTAAAGCGAAGATTTCTTTTGAGCTATCAGAGCACTCAATCAGACTGCGAAGCACATCCTTTTGAAGCTTAATGAACGGGATCGGGATGGCCTCATAGGAGGTGCATTCATTGATAAGCATCTGTGCTTTCAGCTTTCTCAGATAAGGGATCTTATTCACCTTATCCATCAGCTCATTCCCGTCTATCAGTTTCATATAACTCTTTCCTCTACTTCATAATAGTTATACGCAAGGCAATCCTTACCACACCATCCGAACACGCAACTAAACTTATTTTTAAGCCAATACGGACACGTTTCACAATTGGTATGGAATTGTTCGCATGTGTGTTTAACGCTCGCAAGGATGTCTTTATTTGTGGCTAGATGCTGAAGTACATCAGTCTCTTTACCATTTTGTCTTTCACAGTATTTGACAAGAAGATTTACTTGCCAATCAGCAAACTTTAACAGATTCACTCTTTTCTCCCCTTGAACAATAATCGTTCGGCTCACATATCATCATCACAATTCGGTTTGTGCATCTCCATACTGTGCCTGTAAAACGGAGATACTTGCATTCCCTACATCTGACCACAGGAACCGCATCGACCGTGGGCATAAGTTCTAGTTTTCTATCAAATTCATTGATGTCAATGCCACCATCGAAAGTGTATTCAATTTCTTCAGACCATTTTTTCAGTTCGTCCGCATCGATCAACCTCATATAACTTATTCCTCTACTTTATAAAAAATAAAATCAGAGCCAATAAAATCACTGCATTTATATAGACCATTCATCATTAAGCGAACACATCCGCTTCCTGGCAAGCAATCTATCGAAAGTCCTATATTTGGAGTTTCAAACCAATCATAAGATAAACCATGATTGCCAATGCCATTCGGATGCACAACATCGCACCAACCACCAACTGCACCGACTATTTCACGATGATGCACAAGAATGAACTTCATGCACATATAACCGCTGTCATGTAGTTCGTTCATAGGAACGATAACGACATTGTCGAATAGACAACCGTCACCAAACAGTTCCATCTCACGAAATTCGTCTATTGTGTATTCATTTATATCTTTTTCCATGTTGTTCCCTTTCCATTGTTACTTTTTGAACGTGCGACCATATTTCCTCATATTCATCCCACGCTACCATTAATTTTTTAAGAAGACCTCTCAGCATAGTGCCTTTTCCGTTTTGATACCGTTTCCCCAACAGAAACCTTTTGTACTGAACCATCGGTGAAGACCTCTTCATCGATTTGTAACGAATCTTATTGTTCATACGTTGCATACGATTTCCCTTCCATATCGTAGAAGGTGATCGTTTCCTTCGGTTTGAAGTTCAGCATGAACTTAGGAATCTCCCAATCGTCTTTAGGCGGTTTGCACTTGGGCATCGGTGTTTTCGTTGGCATCTGCGGTGCATTGCTTCCCAATGGAATCAATGGGCATCTCGGATGTCTGCGACCATCAACGCTTTCTAAAATAAGGTTTTTGTCCGCTCCGCACCTCTCTCCAAAGAATCTGCATTGTGAGCAAACCATTGGCAGATTCATATTAGATATTGCTATCATCTTCGTCCTTCATGTTTTTAACAATGTCGAGGAACTCTTCTTTTGATAGTTTCCTCATCTGAACATTCACCTTAGGTCTGAACATAATTAAGATGAACAATAGAAGTATCAGTATGTTTTGAATTGTGTCGGTCATTTAAATAACTCCTCATCGTTGTTCTCTTCTGTCGGTGTGACCGTAAGCAAGCACACGTTCCGTTTGTAAATGTAGGTCTTGCTGTCTCCGTCTGTGATCGTGATGTCATCGCCAAAAAAGATAACATCATCGACCATCCAATTTTGGTAGCTTATTCCGCTAACAAGCCACAAATCGACTCTGTACTTCTTCACAGATACCTCTCACACTCCCTTCTGAGATATGCCCACATACCTCGTCCAGAGTACCCATACTTCATACCCACTTGCGTATATGTCATACCCCTAACAAATTTATCCGTCAGCATGAACCAAAGTTCCTTTGGTATTTTCTTTTTTGCTCTTTCTACGTTTACCAAAGCCGTCTCGTATCTTCTTAACTCAGCTTCCTTCTCGTTGTATTTGTCCTCTTGTTTAAGCCAATTCAGAGCCTTTACAGAGGGATTTCCGTGTACCATGATTGAGTCATAGCTAACCCCACGAACACCGCACAGATCGTAAAGAATGACCTCTAATTCATCTTTAGCCTTTTGGTATCTGAGTATATTTTCGTTGTAGTTAGCTAGATCGTTCGTGAAGGTTTTGTAGTCCATCTGTTTTTCACCTCGACAAAATAGTGTGTCTTGTTTTTCTTCCTTCTCCCAACGGGTTTTAAACGCATCATGACATCGCAATCGTTTACCTCTTTAGCGGTACAATTGACCCCTAAATCGTATAAATCAGGGAGATAAGGAAACGGATCGAACATCGTAATGGTTTGATCGTACTTCCTATACACGAGCATCAATTTGAGATATTCAAGTCCTGTCGGGTCTTTATCTTCGACTTTAGGTTTAGCTTTGATTCGATTACCGTATGCTCCCTTCCTTGGTTTCTCACCTACCTTGATTACCTTGTACTTTCTTCTGAGCCAAAAATCACTATGAGGATCATTATTAGAAGGTCTGCCGGCATTGATTACCGTTACAACTGAGCATTTAAGTTTTTCTGCAAGTTCCGTTGCCGTTCCTCGCATTACCTCGTTGCCTTCTTTGTCTAGCAATTGGTAAACATTAATGTATGCCCCACCACGCATTTAATATCTCCTTGACCCTTTTTAATTTCTCTTTTGTGAATATCTCTTCAATGGTAACTTTCATGATATATGCGATCATTACTATAGCCATAAGTACCATAATGACGGCTAAACACCCCATCAGAAACTCAAATGCAATTCTTATAATTTCCATCAAAACAGTTTTGTCTGCTCCTCTCTTTTTAATCGGTAGCCTAATCTTCGGTATTCATCGTAGACAGGCTTCCAAATGAACTCCGCCTGTCGCCTTTCGTTATTCAACCCACACGCATCCATTACTGCGAGATCTGTCTGTAGCATGAGATTAAATGGGCATCCTTTACACCCGGTTCTTTTAAAGTTATATGGCGGATAGTACAGTTCACAAAGTTGGATGCCGTTCTCAATGACGAACCAATCTTCCCATTCGTCTGTTACTTTTATGAGTGGATTGAATCTGTGAATCTTCCCTTTTTTGGTTATGATGCACCCCAATTGTGTTCTGATCCCACCTTCTTCTGCTCTCATCCCTGTGATACCGATGTGCCTTTTGGTTTTCTTTTCCCATTCATGAACAGGCTTCTTCTTTAGTTCCGTGCAACATAAATTCGATATTTTGAGATGGCATTCTTCCGTGAACTGATACTTCAGTGCATCTGGACATCCAAATCTTTTCTTTGAGAGATATTTTTTAAGATGCGGTGTAACCTTTTTTGTTCTTTGGTACTCATGAACCTTTTGAGCGTGTTCTTTTGATTTGAACGGATAGCCAACAGCTTCAAGGGTTAACTTAATATTTTGTTTCGGTTGGAGAGTGACGAACCTATCGTCCGTTCTCTCTGTCTCCCTCTCAAACTTGACTATGGCATTGTATTCGATGCCAGTATTGATGAATACCCTTGGTATTTTGTTCCCAGGGAGAGCCATGTCGAGTAAGTGATGCACAACAGTTGAATCCTTGCCACCGCTGAAACTCAAATAGAATTTGTCCTCACCATATTTGCTTATCGTGTCTCTGATTACACCTAATCGGTCAGCTAAGATGAATTCATTCTCCGTCATCCATTCGCCCCCTTAACCTCACTAGCTTGTAATCGATCTCTTTCTGCAACTCCTTGTCTGTTATGGAGTGCATCAGTTTTAACTGTTCCAACATGACTAATACATCTGCCATCTCATCCCTTATAAGGTTTCTTGCGTTCAGCTGGTCAGTCGGTTTCACGGCTCGCAGCCATTTGGAGATGGCTTGAATTAACTCACCACATTCCTCTTGTGCTACTGAATGCTGAGTGAACTCGCCATAGTAATCGATAGCATTTTTGAGGATTTCATTTCGTGTATCGTTTGTCATAGTCCAACCACTTCCTTTTCAATGTCTTCAGCATATCTATCTGATGCGACAGCTTCAATGTCTCATCTCGGTCATCGTCCTCGAATAGCTGATATTCCAACTCATTCTCCATCGTGTTGATTAACTGATCTATAAACGAGAACGGTACGCAAGGCTCAATCATTTCTCAATCTCCCACCAAACGTATGCCGGATTCCTAATCGCTTGGCATATCTTTTTACTGTGGCAACACCAACACCTACATTCCTGGCAATCCTCACAAAGGACTTATCTGTATATATCTCCTGCATGAGTTTCTCTTTACGCTCTTTAGGAATTACTAGCATCTTCGCACCTCGCATACAAACGGAACTTATAGGTATTGCCATCGTCCGCAACGATTCTCATATCGCAATAGCATGGAGTTAAATGCTCTTTGATTTCCTTGCCGTTTTCGTCGAGCCATTCGATCAACGCTTCTATGATTCTGTCATCATGCAAAACATTCCTCATTTGAACATCTCCTCTAATTGATCCATAGGATTCCCCATCATTTCATCGAAAGCGTATTTGCTTTCTAATTGCCGGATGTATCTGTCTATATCCTGTCTAGTAGCTTGGTATTCCCCACCATCGACCATCTTTAGATTCTTTTGGTATTCATTGATATCGTTCTTCTGCTGCAAGTAGTGAAGAGCAACGGCATCCTCACTCTCCCACAGACTCTTGGTTTTTACTTTCTTCTTGAACATTTTCCCTTTCTATGGCAGACATCTCTACCATCTGCCTTATCTCTATGAACTTGTCCACCCATACATCAACGCTCTCCCCAGGAAGGACATAGCGGTCTGTTATAGCTATTGCAAGTAGGTCACGTTGGTTAGTTGTCAGCATTCTGTTTCTCCTTCAAACGGCTAATTTCGTAATCAAGGTCAGCAATTACGATTTTTTCCGCCTTGGTTAATTCTGTTGTTCCATACAGGCGGATATGTTCTGCAACGATTTCTGTTTTCTTGTGTTCAAGATACTCAATATCTATCATTCTGTTTCTCCCATCTGTTCCTGTTCTCGTTTGTAGTCTCGGATTATCTGTCTTACGATGTCCGCTCGTTTATGGTAACTAGGTGATGCGAACACCCCTGCTGCACAATACCTTTTTGCCAGCCATGCGACAGGGATGGCTTCGACTTCTTCCTGTTCCTCAATAGTCTGTATGGCATCGTGATAGACGATAGGATCAACGATCCACTCAAGGCTCTTTTTCAACCGCTCACTATCAATGAGAATCATCGTATCTCCTGTCCGCTTCATCAAACGGATCGTGTTCGTTAGAGCCGATAAAGTCATAGTCTTTGTTCTCGGCATCTGCCGGAAACAGTTTTCTCATTTTCATCCAGGCTTCATCAGCGGAATCGGCTTCGATGTCGATTGTGTAGGCAATGTTATATGTGTACTTCATGATTCACCTCAATAAAACGGAAGTTCATCAGGTGCGATGGCTTCGTTCTTGTTGCCAAACATTCCTGTCTCGTCTTTTTTCTTTGGAAAGTACAGACGGAACTGTAGAGACTTCTGTCCGTTGAATTCATGGATGTAAGGAAACACGTTGTACTTTGTTCCGTCCTTGGCAACGAACATCAATGTTCCATCCAACTTCTCACCTTGCGGTTCTGCATCTCTTGAAAAAACGTAGTTGATGTACAATGGCTTTTCTGCCTTTACATCTCTGACATCCGTATCTCTAACGGCTGTGTACCAGCCGATTCCTTTTTTGCTCTTATCGATAAACATCAGTATCTTTCGTACTCCTCTCTTGTTTTGCCGTACTTTTTCTTAAACGCTTCAGGATTCGTCATGATCTCGCAACTAGGAAGACATCTTCTGATGAGCCATTCGTCACGCTTCTCAATAGGTTTCTTCATTTCGTTAAGATAGATGTTGTACATCTCCTCATCTTCCGTGACGATCCGTCTTCGACCTTTGTTCTCAAACCTGGCTTTAACTGTCT